ATTTTCGCCAGTGACTTGGCACCGATAATGCCGTCATCCTTCAAGCCGAGCGACTTCTGGATGCGCTTCACATAGCCTGCCCCGCTCATCCAGCAGCAGTCTGCAATGAGGAGCGCCACCCATTCGTCATCGATTTGGTCGAGTTTCAGTTTGTCCCATGTGTGCCAGCGCAGCACCGCATCCCATTCCTTGTCGCTGATATTCTTGAGGTCTAATAGGCTTGGCTTGGGCAGACCTTTTGCCTTGCGGAAAGTGCAGAACGTTGTATAGGTGACGCCCCGCATCGTTGCACCTCCCTTGTCATTGGGATGATTAGACCAACCACCCTCCCAACTTCGGCAGAATATGCCGTATTTTTCAATTCGTGTCATCTTAGTCCGATTTTAGTCCGATTTTAGTCCGATTTTAGTTCTTTCCAATTCATCAAGCACTGGAAACCTTACAAGACTTGTAAGGTTAACTTGTAAGGTTACACATCGCCACCAGTCGCAGCAGCCTTGTCGATGATGTGCTTGGCGATTTCAACCGCCTGTTCTTTACTCATCGCATCGGCAACAACCTCAATCGCATGGGTGATGTTCTTCCTCGTCTTTTCTTCGGCTTTTTCGTGCATCGACCAAATTTCGACGATGCAAAGCACGATGGCCACAAGAATGCTTGCCAGCGGCACACAATGTGTGGTCGATGTATTGAACTGCGCCCACACGAAATGTATCAAGGTATCTATCCCTGCGCTGATAAACAGCACACCCTCGTACAGTGCAAACTTGGTAATGCTGCGTGAGAACAAGTAACTTGTCCTTGCCTCGCCCCTTAGTTTAGCCTTTCTCCATCCGAAGGCAGCATCCATGCACATCGCACCTATGACGACTATCATGGCAACCACCACGATAAGGTACATCACGGGCAAACCTGCCAAGATATTTGTGTAGTCAGTAATCATTGCTTCAAGAACCTTGCATTGATGTCCTGCACTGCGTACCACCAGCCATAAGCTATGGTGGAGTAGGTCCCGCCATAGCGGGTCTGCACATTGGACTTTGTGTGGTAATACATTGCAGCCTGGTGCCCGCTGTTCAGCGGATGTGCCGTGCCATACTCGGATGAATTTTCCATCGGCATAGTGATGAGCTCAGCGTTACCACCGCCATTGTTCAACTGGTTCACGAACTCGCGCATGACGAGATACGGGCAATCGTCATCATCAACAGCACCAAAGATAGTGATAGGGACACCATCACCGCTGATGGCCAACTCGTTTCTGCGATAGATACCATTGTCACCAGTATCAAGTGTTGCCCAATCAGCAGCAGTAGGAGAATTTGTTCTGACGGCTTGCCATCGGCCTCCGAAGTCAACAGTATCTCCCCATTTCTCCTCGTTGTCCTGCACGGTGAGGTTCATCCAATTCACCGCAGCACATTGCGCGAACTTGCCGAAATTCGCAAAGATGAAGCTCTTGCCGCCATTATGAATCGGCCAGGCGTTTGAAGAGAGGAATGTCGAACCGTTACCGGCACTCACATCAAAGTTCATCTCATGGTGCATTGCGCGTCGCATGTCACCGAAAGAGGCGCCCCACTGATAGAAGCAGAACCCGTCAATGACAGGAGCAAAAGCATAGATGTGGCGAAGGTTGAAATTCGGTCGGTGCGCCGCATAGAAAGAAGACAACTTGCCGCTGCCGCTGTGCGATGCCTGGAAAACGTATTGGCTGCTGACATTGAATCGCGTTGTCACATATTCGACGGCCCTTTCGTATGCTCGCAGCGTCACGGGCACTGCCAGCGCACCGCTCCATCCGCAACCTGGATAGTTGGTGTTGTTGTAAGAGCCCCACGGATAGATGTTCAGTACAGCGAAACCTTCATCGGCCATGTACTTCAATTCCGTAGTAAGGTCACTCTTGCTGTCGTTTCGGTCAATCGCGTTGTTCCATCCGTACCCGTTGGCCTGCGTGCCACGGTAACTGCCGTCACAGGCACTATAAATGAACAGCGGCACCTTGGCCCCGTTGATGGAATAGTTGGGCGGCAGGAGCAGTTTTGCAGTAGTGAACACATCGCCATCCACATCAAACACAATCGTTTCAGCAGCGAGTTTATTTGCATTGATATCACCGCTTGGATATAAGCCGCCAATGGTTCCCTTCTCGATCTGCACGTTGTACACCTCTTCGGGGAACCCGTCGAACGAGAGGAACACAGCATCAGGCAGCGTAGCACTCTGCTTTTCAATCTTGATGTAGCGGCAAGAAGAACGGAATGTATCCCCTTCGCTTGAATTGCCAAGGAAATTAAACATCGATCCGTACTCATAGACCGTGAACCCGTTGAGGTTGACACCAGTTACCTTTGTCGCCCCGTTCAACTTGATAAGCATAGAGGAACGTATATAGGTGGTGAATTTAACCTTGTCGTTGTCCATCGCACCAGTGCTTTTCAAAGCACCATGCTCCATCTTAACACGCAGACGGCAGGATGTGTTGACACCTGCAATCTCGCCATTACCCCCGTAGGGCTTGATTTCTATTATAGCCATAATCGTGTGTCTTATTCTGTTTCAGTGATTGTTTCTACCTCGGTACTTGTCTCACTGGAGATAAATGTGTCGGTAATGGTGTCATAAAGTCCAGGAACACCGCCGACACTCTTGGGTACATAGTTCCTCACGTTGACCCCGTTCTCTTTTATCGTGAGCCTGTAGATTGTAAGGTCGAAAAAGGAGAATATCGTGTCATTGTTAGTCGCATAACCGATAAGCAGCGGGTCGGGCATCGTGGTTGTTTTTTTACTGATAGATTTACTCGCCACCTCAGACCCGTTGACAATCCATTTGATGGTGTTGTTGTTCGTACCCACTTCGTACTTATATACCGAATGGTCGGCGAAGAACGAAGTGGCAGGAACTAATATAACCATATCGCTCGAATCACCTTCTACCAACGACTCTACAATAGTAGTAGCAGTATCAGTTTTACGCGCGATCATATGGTAGAAGTATTTCGAATTGGATGTTTTGGACACCAAGAATACGCGCCCGATATCCGATGCGAACGAATAGGAGTTTTCGTTGATTGCGAACTTGCACTCCAGCTCGAGCTCGGTAAGCGCATTTGGGTAGTAGTCCGTCTTCAGCCACTGAGAGCCTGTCAACTTGATGGCCGATATAGGAGGCTCTACTACTACTACTACTACTGACTTTGGCGATGCGCCGCCGCCAGTAATGATGAGACCGCCATCTATTTCAGCCCCACCACTGCCGCTGTAAACGATTGTGATGTTGACACCCTGCATGGCGGTTACCTGTGCAATCGTCAAAGTTCCTGCACCACTATTGTAAGTCACACCGCTTGGCAGGTTGGTTGTGTCAAACGAAAGGTCGGAATTTGCAGCCAAACCAACCGTGAGGTCGCCTGTAATATGGCTGTTGGCTTTGATTTCAACGGCCTTGCTCACACCGCTGCCGCTGTTCTCGCCAAGATTGATTGTAGTACCGCTCGGCCTGGTAATAGCAGGAGTACCTGCAGGAACGCCTCCACCTGCGAATTCAAGGCCGCAGATGTAGAGCGTTTCAATCTCTGTGGGGTTGTCGGCGTCATTCACCTGGGCGTAAATGGTGTCTTTCGCCAGCGTGGAGGGCAGGTCGCTCTCCTCGCATACGATGAGCTTGGCCATGTTCTCGTGGGTGTGGTTCAAGTTGATGGTGTAATCAGTCTCGCCGACATGGATAACGAATGTTCCATCCTGGTTGGTTGTTACGCTCACCGCATCACTGCCCGCCTCTGCCACTTTCGTATCAACCTCGCTCTTGGTGTACACGTCAGCAGTGTTGGCCTTTGCCGCAAGGTCGCTTGCCCTAGCAGCATTAGCATCACGGATGTCTAGCACCGTGCCTTTGAAATTGATTTTTGTTACTTCTGCCATATTGTTATTGTATTGTTAAAGTTGTTGTCGATTGGTTGTAAGTCACGTTGTGCGTCTGTCCTTCAAGCACGGTCACCCTTGCCGCCAATGCCGTGTCATCATAAGCCGCTGGGATGGTAGGCTTATCTGCCAAGTCGTTGTAACTGCCGCTTGTCGCAACGTTAGCAAGGTCTGCTCGTTGTATAGCGGTAGCACCCTTAGATGCACCACTGCGGATAGTAGCCAAATCACTGATTGCATCCTGCTTGTCTTGCCACGAATCAACCGCAATGAGGTGGTAGTAGGTCGAATAGATGAACGTCGCAGTGTCGCCCGCCTTAATCACTCCTGACGTAATTGCAGCATCTTTATTATAGATAGCCTTGGCACCCTTCCCGTTAATATTAAGAGTAGCATTGGCGGGAACATCATAGGTGAACTTAATCGTTACAATACCGCCCGCTGACAACGCATAACTACTGATACTTGACGTAATAGCCGTAGCAGCAGAAGAATTTGTTTGTGTGCCATAGCCTTGGCCAAGCGATGCGTTGGAATAGGTCGAGTTGCTGTCAACCGACTTAGCCAAGAACTCCCATGCGCCATTACCATCATCAAGGTCAGGGTCATAGCGGTAGTAGGCAATCTGCTTTGCGTAGCCTGCTACGGTGGTGTTCTTGGCCGTAGAGGTTACGATGACACTGTTGTACATGATAGCCTTTGCGCCAATGCTGTTGACATTGAGTTCAGGTGCGGCAGTAGTGTTCGTGTCAGAGTTCGTGAACTTGACCGCAATGATAGTGCCTTCCTTTGCATGGGTAACTCCATTATTGAGGTAGGTCGGGAACGTCTCCACGGTGCAGACCTTTGGCATGGTGGCCGCAGCGGTGTCGCAAGTGCCGTAGTACATCGCCTTGTCGATGAAACCGCTGTCGTTGGTGAGGTCGCTCGTCTTGGTGGGGATGTCGGCAGTATCAGCCTTGCCTTGCAATGCCGTATATATCGCACCTCCTTGTACCGCATTAGTGCCGCCCTGCGTGATGTTTGAGTCAACAGTTACTCCTGCGGGAATGTTTGGCTTGTCTTGCAAATCATTGTAACTGCCTGATGTGGCAACTTCAGCCAATGTCGGCTTGTTCTTGATGTAGTCATCAGCCGAAGTGTTGGTCTGTGTCCAGTTGGGTTGCACGTTCGCCTCCGCACCTGCGGCGATGCCAGCCAACTTGGTCTTCTCTGCCGTGGTGTAGTCGTTGGTGGACAATCCCTTGCCAGTTTCCTTGTCAACCTTGTTACCTAACTGCGTTGCCATAGTGGTTGCAAAGTTCGGGTCATCACCCAACGCATCAGCCAACTCTTTCAGCGTGTCAAGGGTCTGCGGTGCTGAACTAACCAAATTGGCTACCGCATCATCAACATCATCGGTAGTGGCATAGCCCTCCAAGTCGCTTGACTGCAAAGCCGAATCTGCCAAGTCGAGTGATGCTTGCACAGCAGGCGCAAGGTCGGTCTTGGGTATACCGCCAGCGGGAGGCTCATAACCACCGCCTCCACCGGTGCCAAGATCGACATCTTCCATACTCCACACATTGTGTGGATCGACAATCAGCAGTTCCTGATACCCGTCTAATGCCACGACACGGGAGAATGCTATCTCGGCACGATCCGCAACCAAAAGTTGGTAAAATATATCATTGTTGACGCAGGCAACCACAAGACGGCCGTCTTCACGAATGGCATTTTCAATCGCACCAAAGTCAACGGGAGAACTGTAAGAACTGCCGTTTTTCGTCACATGGACAACAAGCGGAAGTTCTTGTGAGAAATCGAACCTCAAACCTTTTTCCGTGCGAGACACAATGCTATCCACCTCATCCTTCTTGTAGTACGAGTTGAAAACGAGATACAGGGGTACGGAGAACCGCGTGCCGCCAGCATCGTCGTTGAGAACCACGACAAGCACCTGGCGGCTCACGTCGATGTAAACATCTGCCACCGTGCCGTCCACGATGAAAGGACGTGAATCAATCGTGGCCAGTACCCTGCTGTTGTCCTTGTTGTAAAAGCGGATTTCCTTGGCATTGGCATCATACGCCACATTGCCGAAAACATCGTCCAGTTTGGCATCTATCGCATCGCCAATCTCGCCAATCTCGGTTGTTGCCAAGAACACGGCAGCATTAAGATACCACGTTTGAGCCTCGTACTCGATTTCCTCATCAATTCCCGCCTCGGCAGTTGTGTCGGCCACATACAGCACGGCATTCTGCTTGAAGCGGTACGGGTTGCCGAGATCATCGTAGCACTCCACGCTGATGTCGTAAGTGCCTACTGGAATTTTGCCCTTGTCCTCAACGATGGCCACATTGCCGTCCATCGTGGCGATGATCGGGTAGTTTGTCTTTCCCTTTGAAAACACCACACGAACAGGATGGTCGCTTGACGGGATGAAATCCGTGTCGGTGACAACCATCTCGTCACCATCCTTCGTCAAGGTGCGCAGCGTCAGCGGTATGGCCATGCGAAGCACGTTGCCATAGACGTGCTTGATTCCCGGTTTGACCCTGTTGCTTTTGTTGTTACATTCGCAGTTCATATCGTTATAGTTTAGTGAGTTGTTTCTCTATCTGTTTCAAGCGGGAGTATGCCTCCGTCTCGCCGATGGTGTACGTCGGTGTGTCAAACGGGATGTCCAGTTTGTATTCGTAGCCTATGATGCGGCTCTCCTTGTAGCCGCCCGGCAATGCGCCGTGGTTCACCCTCACCCTGCTACCCGCCTCCAGCAGACCGAAGTTGCCCTGTGTTGTGGCAAACGGGGCAGCGGTGAACGTGTTGCTCATCATGTGCGAGGCGATGGTGAACTGGCCTTCCGTGATTGCGTTGAGATATTCAGCCGCTTTTGTTGCTAGATTGTTCTCGGCAATGGCCACCATGTCGAGGTCGCCGATGTAGCGGGGATTCCACCCGGTCAGCACAAACTCGTCAAGTTCGTTCGGCGTGAGTCGTTTATTGGGCAGCATGGCACCATAGTCGTTGTTGCGGATGACCGTGTAGCGGTTGTTGCTGAAACCGACGTCAAAGGTCATGCCCGCCAGCAGGTGGCCTGTGGCATTTGCCGTTGCGGGAGTGCTGAACACCGCCTGCAACTTGTTCCCGTCAAGGATGTAGTAGTCACGGAAATGGAAGTCGCCCCACTGGTCGTTGTCCCTGTCGATGAGCATTTCTGCCTCAAACGACCATTCCGTCCAATCCTCATAGGACACCGATTTGTCCTCGTGTTCCACTCGCTGCTGCTTCTCCTCGCCTTGCAGCGTGCCAGCTTTGATGCGCAAGGTCAGTTCGGGGAATATGCCGTCGAATATCACGGCGCGCTCGACAATCTTCTGCGGGTTGTAGGTTATGCCGAAATTGTCGATGTAGCGGTTGGGATAGTCCGTTGTGGGAAGATGCAGCCTGCGCTCACCTAACGAGGCCAACGAGCCTGCATCGAAGTCAGACGTGAACCACGACAACGGCACGTTGGGCATATAGAGGTTGGCGATGGTGTACTTGCTGCCATTGCCGAAGCCTGACGGCCTAGTGCTTTTGAAAGTGATGAGGCCTGTGCTGCCCGAAAATACGCAGTTATATGTCACACCATTGAAAACAACCGCCACATCCTTGTTGGATTCCCCCGATGTTGCGGTGGCGCTGCCGTTTTCCGAGTGTTCCACATCATCATTGGCATGGGTAGCAGTAAAACGCATCGACCACACCAGTTCAAGATATACGTTTACGTCACTGTTGCCGAGGTCGATCCCTTTGTTGTATGTTACATCGGCAAACCACCCCCATCCGTCAAGCACCTCGTCGTCGTGAATCTGCTTGTACGATATGGGTATGTTTGCCACGTTGCTGCCGTAGTGTAACTTAGCCGACAGCACGACAACGGGCAGATCGGCATAGATAAACGACTGGTTGGTTATGCTGACCGACACGGATAGGTCGATGTCGAACACCTGCTTGCCGCTCAACTGCAACTCATGCGAATTGATTGTGTAGGTGCGCTCTGCCGTTGTGCCTCCTTGTACCCAGCCACCAAGCACCATGTCCTCACTTTCCACTGATGCCTCCGCATCAATCATGTTCAACGTCAGTGCATGGACGGCATCACGGAAGGCCGTTCTGCCGCTCAACGTGGCCGTGAATTCAAGATGCTTGTCGTAGTCTTCGGGGACGTTCTTCGTTCCGCCAAAGGCATACAGGCGGTTGCAGTATTCCTGTTGGTCACGGGCAACGTCCATCGTCTCCACGTTGTCGGCAAGTGTCATTTCGTATGCCTCGCCGTTGTCCTCGCACTTGCCGAAGTGGATGGTGTGCTGGTACTCCACTCCGTTATTGGTGATGGGGTCATTTGTTACCCACCACTCGCATCCGAACTCCTGCGCAATGCGATTCATAGCCTCGATGATGTTGATTGCATCATACTGGATATGGTGGTACTCCAGCATCTTCTCTGCATCCACAGAGATGCCATATCCAGCGCTGATTAATTTTGTCTCGCCCGTGTCTGGGTTGGTGGCGCCGTGAGGCTCCCTCCCGTATATGCCATTAACGTTGTCGGCAATCTGCTGCGCATGGGTATCGAGGCGGTCAGTCAAGTTCCAACGGCTCTCCATGCGCTTGCCTCCTGTGGCAAGGCAGAAAATCCAGTTTTTCCAACCCATGTACTCCGCATCAAAGCGCAGCGTGTAGTCGTAGCCGCCAGTCCTGGCATTATACCTCGGCAACTGCTCCTCGGTGACGATGAACTTACCGAATATCTCGTCCGTCACATAGTCACCGATTCCGACATGGATGGCCTCGGCCAGCGAGAACGACAACTCGATGCAGTCCTCCTGCATCAAACGGAAACGTCTCCGTGATGCAGGGGTGATAGGCACAGCCACTACACCGCCCGAATAGTGCAGGTCAATGGTGGCACTCGCCCTCTGATGTATGTCGCTCTTTATCTTCATGTCGCTAATGCTCCGTCATTGGGTTGAGGCTCGGTGAAACGGATGGCCAACTTTGCCAACGTACCTCCGTATTGGGCAAACTGAGTGCATGACACATAAAAAAGCGTGTAACGCAATATCTTGCCGTATGCACTGACCACAAACATCACACCCTCCTTGTTGGAGAGGTCGTTTATCAGGTTTGTCTTGTACTGCTGCAAGGTCGTGAAGTTGCTTGCGATGATGTGCATTTCCAGTGTGAGGTCACGGGATTGGTACTGCGTCTCTGCCGTCGTGTCGATGCGTTTCCCCTTCTCTAGTCTGCTCTCGTTGGTGATGCGTTCCTTCACCGCACACGGGGCAAGCAATGCCGACAGCGCACCGTTACTCAGCGATGTGCCGTAGGCAGTCTTGAGGTTTTTGTATTCCTGCCCGACCAATATGCTGCACGTTACTTTTGCCATGTGTTATAGTGTCTTTATCTTGTCTGCTATCGTTTCTATCGCATCACCGTACTGGGCAGCGATGCGGGTGTATCGTGCGATGTCCTCAAGGTGGCCGTTGCCGATCAGCATCAGGTTGCGCATTTCTGCAAGGGTGTTGCCCTGCTCTTGCCCGACAACCGACATGGACTGCAAGGTCATCACCGCCATCGTCAGTTGCTCGTTCTGGTAGGCTTGACCGATTTGTATTGCGGTCAAGCGTCCATTCAGTTCATCGCCCTGTTCTTGCGAGAACGATTGTGCGGCCTTGTAAGCACCGCTGCCCTCGCTCATACTCTTTGCGTAGCCCGTCACATCAGCGAGATTGTCACGCAGAGCCATCGAATCGGCTACAATCCCGTCCCACTCTGCAAGCAAAGCATTTCGCTCGGAATCGCTGATTTCGCTGTCCTTCATCGAGTTCGCGAAATGCTCATACCAATCGTCAAGCCTGTCGTTGAACAACTCGTCGAACTTGGTATTGAGCATCGCTTGGAACAGCATCTGAGAGAAGTCATCGGAAAAGTCGCTGGCGGCTGATTCCATGTCTGCGAGTTGGGAGATGAAATTGCTCTTCACATCGTCAAACGTAGTGCGTGTCAACTGCTCTTTGACTGATTTCTGTACTTCCTCAAGACGCTCTGCGCCCTCAATAATGTTATTGAGATACTCTTGAACATCCTTGTCAAGCCTTGCCCAGAACTGCGGAGCTTCTTCTTTCAACTTCTGGAGTTGCTCAGTTGTAAGGTCAAATAGCCCACTCGCCGTCTTACCAAGAATATCACGGGCATTCTCACCAAGGGCTTTAGATGCCGCTTTCATGGCTTCATCGGACATATCACGCATAATGCGGTACCCGATAGAGTGGTGAGTGGCAGATGCCCCAGCCCTCAATCGTTCTTCGCCAAGTTCACGCCATGCTTCGGTCTCGTTCTCAATGAGTTCCTTGATTTCTTTCTCGGTTCTCAAGGTGTCTCCACCGACACTCAATGAGAGATACTCCTTTTTCTTCTCAATAAGGTCATCCCATACACTGACAAGACTCTCAGTAATATCCTTTAAGCGTTCCCAATCGGCAAATTCTGGTTCCTCGTCCTTCGTCTTCTTCACGGACTCAGTAATTGCGAGAAGACTCTGAGCGACCTTTTCAAGTCCTGTAGCCGTGTCACCCTGCACAGTCTCCACCATTCCAGTGACCAAATCGGGAATGGCTTGTATGATACCGAGGATGCCCTCTGTGTCATTATCGCTCCCACCAAAAGCAGACGCGATAGAAGTTGTAAGTCCCTTGATTGACGGGATGAACTTTGCGACAGCCTGCGAGATGTTGTCAAGACCCTCTACGAGTTTTCCGTCTTTTATCTTCGCAACGGCTTTATCAATGTCATCCGTGAACGCTCTCAACGGACTTTTACCCTCAACCTCTTTACGGAGATTCCTGATAGCCTCGGTGATATCATTGATCTTGATTTGCCCCGTTTGTACTTTCTTTATATCTTCATCAGAAAATCCAAATTTATGCAAATCATCAAGCGTGACAATATCTTTAGCTTTGGCTTTGTTCTTGCTGTTAGCTCCAGCCATGAACTTCACCAGTGCCTCATACTTCTTGATGATGATGTCGATGGACTTGATCGACTTCTGCGATGCGTCCTCAAAGAGGTCTGCCATCTGCTGGGTCTTGAGACCGAAGTCGATATCTAACGCTTCATATGCAGATTTTTTTTGCTGCTCCAGTGCCATTTGCTCCCAGCGGAAACGGGCATTCTTTATCTGCTCGTCGTACTCCTGTTCAATGGCCAGCCTGCGCTGCTGATATGTGCCGTAGTTGCGCAGGTATTCACGCATTGCTGATGCCTCCTCTTTCGGTATCTCAGCGAGCGAGTCTTTGTATATCTTGTTGGCTGCGTCAAGACGGCGTTTTAGCGCATCCTTTTCTTGCTTCGTGTATGCTTCATCGCTCGCAGCCTGCTTGTATTCCTCACTTTCAAAGAAATTCTTTCCCTCATTGGCCTTCTGCGCGTCAAATACCTTCTTGGCCTCGTCTATGCGCTTCTGCCTGATATCCTCGTACCAACGAGTGATTGCGGTGATCTCCTTATCGTGTGATAGTTCAATATCACGGATGGTCTTTTCCGTACCATCCTTCAGTGCCTTGTTCTCAAGTTCTCGCGTCTCCAATTCGATGTCGGCATTTCTGCGACCCTCCTCGGTAATCTGCTGTGCATAGATTTGTGCCAGCCGCTCACGCTCTTTGGCTTGCTCTTTGGCTTGGCGTTCACGTTCCTTCGCTGCATTCTCTGCGGCCTTCTTTGCTGCGACGGCAGCTTTGGGATCAGCGTATGATTGTGGAGTAATGGTTGGTGTGGTCGGTTCTGGTGCTTCTTCCTCAATATCATAGAGACCTTTCAAGTTCTCGACGAATTGTTTAGAGGCCTTGTTCGCCTTAATGATATCGTAACCAAGTTCTTTGACGCTTGTGCGGAAATCAACAATACCATCAGTAGCATTCTTGCCCCAACGGACAGTCCACATGGTAGCATCCTCAAGGTCTTTCCAATCCTTTGCGTTAAGTCCTTTCCCGTTTCCAAGTGTGGCGAAGTCAACGAATTTTTTGTAGAGTTCGGTTCCACGGTCATTGCCATATTTCTCAATCAGCTTTTTATATGCCTTGTCCAGCTTGTCTTGCACAATTTTGTCTGTTGCGTCAAGTTGTTTATCGACAATGGACTTCATTTGGCGTGCTGCAATTGACTTGCGGATGGCAAATGTCAGTTTGTCGTACATGGCTGCAAGGTTGCCGACCTTCGCCCATTCGGTCTCAAGCCCTGCATAATATTGGCTATATTGGTCAATAATCTGCTGCTTGATTTTCTTGTACTCGTCAGTACCCTCACCCGCTTCAATCAGCTTTTTGTTTAGCGCATCCAGCTTCGACATCTCGGCTGATGTTGCCGCCTCGATGCTTGCCTGGGCCTCACTCAAAGATTCTGCCGCATCATCAAAAGCATCAGTGGCCGTTGCCGCTGACACGATAGCACCGACCAGCGTAGCCAGTGCAGCCGCAGCAAGAGCATACGGGTTGGCCAACATGGACTTATTGAGCGCATCTTGTGCGGCCTTGAGAATAGACATTTTTGCAGCTGCGGCTGCGGCTGCAACACCATGTGCCTGCTCAATGGCCATGAGTGTCACCAATGCGGCCTTGTATGTGCCGTAGGTGGTAATGAGGATGCCTATTGCCCTTGCCACCTGCTCGTAGTTCTCGACAAGCGAAGTTACTCCAGAAATGGCAGTCGTGATAATGCCCTCGCTTTTTGTGCCAACTTCGTTGAAAGCAGCAGCAACGGCATCACTTAGCATGGATAACTGGCCGCCAATGGTCTTGGCGGCATTCTCGCTCATGCCGTAGAACTTGCCACCTGCGGAAGTGGCAGCGATGAAAGCATCCTGCACCATCTTGGCAGAGATTGCGCCCTTGCTCATCTCGTCCTTGAGTTGGGCAATGCTTTTGCCCGTCTTGTCGCTGATCGTAGCAAGCGGATTGAAACCTGCGTTAATCATCTGCAAGAGATCTTGACCCATCAGTTTGCCAGTGGCCGACATCTGCGAGAATGCCAGCGCAAGCGAGTTGAAACGGTCTTTCTCTCCCATTGACACGTCACCAATGGCCTTGATGTATTGCGGCACTTTGGTAGCCTCGATGTTAAAGGAAATCATCATCTGCGTGGCCTTGGTGATGTCGCCGAACTCAAGCGGGGAAATCTTGGCATATTCCCGCACCTGATTCATAAGTTCATCGGCCTTTTCCTTGGAGCCGAGCATGGTGCGGATGGCCACATCGGTCTTTTGGAACTCGCTGCGCACCTTGACCATCTCGGTGAGCAGTCCCTTCAGCGCAGCCGCACCACCGAACATGGCCAGATACTTGCTCATCGAGCCGCCAATGCTTTTGCCGATGCCGTCGAACTGGCTCTGTATCTTGCCGCCCTCTTTCTCCACCGATGAGGTGATTTGCTTAACATCGGCCATGACCTTGTTAGCACCCTCGGTAAATTGCGAGGAATCCATCGTGACTATGAATTTCAGTTCTGCCATTATTCCATGTTCATCATTTGTTGCAACTTTGCCCAGTTCTTTGGGTCATCACCATTAATCGCATCCTCGGTCTCAAGCAGACGCTTGGGTACATTCTTTTTCTCCTCGTCAGTCAAGATAATGCTCGTCACCTTGTCGGCCATCAATGCGGTCAGTGCCGCATAACTGATGCCCCACACGACATATTCGTAACTCCAGCCGTACCGCTCACAGGCGGGGTCGATGAGTTGCCCGAACAATGTCTTGCCGCCGAACATCGGTATGTCGTTCTTCTTGTAACTGGCCACCTTGCGGATTTTCTCGCCCTCTTTCTCGATGCCGCTTTCCTTGAGGAACTCGGCCACCCGGTTGTTGGTGATGGCGATAAGCAGCAGCGACATGATTTCATCGGGTTGCAGCCACTTGGCAATCTGCTTTGCCTTGGCATCGACCACCTTGCTCGACATGGCCTCGTCACGTCCACGGCAGGTAGCCAGGGCGATGATGCGGCAGCAGTCCAACGGCCTGTTTTCGATAAGCGGCAGCAGGGCAAATGCGGGAGCAGTAGCCAGCGACTCCCAGTCTATGCCGATGCCGTCCAACGATGCCTTAATCATCGTTGTAATACCCAGCGATGGCGGGTAGAGCGTGTAGAGTGCATCATGCACCTTGAACTCGTGCCTGCGCTCAAGCAATATGTCCGTGCCGAGATTATCCATCACAAAATCATTTCGCTTGCAAGATAGCCTTGCAGGTAGGCGGCAGTCTCACCGCCAAGTGAAACATCATAATACTCGCAGATGTCGCGCTGAACGTGGTCTATCTCATGGACGATGGAGTTGTGCCACTCTGTCCTGCTCGTTGTCCAGCCGATGCAGACAACGCTCATGCGCTCGTTTGGGTCGCTGACGGTACAAGCCTTGTTAGGCTCATAAAAGAGCCGTAGAGCGGCATCTATGTCGCTCTCATAGGCATTGACCGAGCGCAGTTGCTTCTCTACCCAAATGCTCTCATCGGGTGTTACATCGTAGTTGACCACGATGCGCCACTTTCCACCGTCTATGTCAATCCACTTGGCGATCATCTAACGTAGTCTTCCCAATCCAATACGACACCCATTTTGCACATATCGGCATACCAGCGGTTGAATGCCTTGCCCTCGTAGCCGTCAGGGTCATCGATGTAGTCCTTGATATACATGGCGAGGTGGGCCTCATCATCGATGCTGCTGCCCCAATAATCGGCCATAGCCATTGCATGGACGTACACGGCATCATAGAGCGTGTTATGCTCCAGGGTGACACCGTTGCGCTCAAGCAGAGCCTTGACATCATCTTTGGGCATCATCTCCACCGGGTTGCCGTTGCGATCACGCATCATGCTGACGGCATCATGGCACAACTCCTTGGAGAAGTGTTCGCCGTATGTGCCGAGGTAAGCCCGCATTGCAGGGGACTTGAAGTCGTATTTGGAAAGGTCGTTGCAGTTACACATTTTATTCACTTTCTTTTAAAAAGGGCGGCAGTTGCCCACCGCCCAATTATTGATGATTAAGGAACTAAGCCGAAATCAATATCCGTAGCGGCCACGGGGCATATCGTTATCCCAATCACCGTCACGGCGCATCATGCGCTCGTCCCTGTCCCAATCACGGTTGGCATAGCGGCCACGGCTGTCACGCATCTGATTGCGATAGCCCATGCCGTTGCGCTCGTCCATCGCGTTCTTGAGCATTTCGCACGCACTCTCAAGAAGGTCTTTAGCCTTATCAATCATCTCCAAGGCGTCCTCGTTGGAACGCATCCTAATCATTCGATAACCCATAGCGATTACTTTTTTGCGGATTTCACGGTCTGCTGGAGGTCGGCCATCATCTGCATCAACTGGCTCATCTGGCCACGAAGGTCGGCGATGTCCTGTTTCTGCGCTTTGGCCTCTTTGTATTGAGGGTTCAGCACCTCAAGCATCTTCTCTCCCTCGGCAAGAACGGACTGGTGGTAATCCACCTTGTCGAGCACTTGACGGCTCTCGGCCATCATTCTGTCAACCTCGCGCAACGTGGCTTCTTGCGAAGCACCGATGAACTGCGCTCCGTTGTTATACGTTGCGGTCTCGTTATCAGCCGTAAGATTGCCGAGAGGGATGACCTCCTCGCCATTCTTTGCGGTGATGTCAACAACTTGTTTGAGGTTGGTGCCGATAGCGGCAGTCGGGTTGTTCACGTTGAAGTGAGGCTCATTACGGCTCACTACCTCGGCAACAACAAGACGCGGCTTATCGTTCCTGTAGATGATATAGACGGGCTGACCGGGTTGCAGACTTTTGAAATCCATAGTGATTAGGCGTTAGCAGGAGTGGTTGGAGTGGTTGTGCCACCATTCAGGCTGGAGGCAATCTTATCAACAACGTAGTCAGCCACGCCGTTTGCCCAGATGGTGGGCACTGCGGTCATGCTGTTGTTGGGCAGCGTGATCGTGGCGGGCTGGCAACGCTTAATGGCAGCGACATCGTTCTGCAGGGCTGCAATCTGACCCAAGACGGGAGCCACGGCCTGCTGAACGACACCAGCGGTGTAATTCTGCGATTCCAACTGCGCTACCTTTGCGGTCAGCGAGGCAATCTCACGGTCTTTGCGGCTGCTCTCCATTGCGTCCAACTTGTTGTCAAGCGCGATGTAGTTGTTGTTCATCGTGTTGGTCAAGTTGTGGCCGAGTTCGCAGATGTTGTGCTGCATATTGCAGCAGCACTGCTGCAACTGGCTTGCGAGAGCGGCGTTGCCCGACTGTATAGCATTCACGGTCTGGGCGTAGTTCAAGCCCTGTGCTGCGGACACTTGGAAGATTGCCTGCTGCAAGGTGTTGATTGCGCCATTGACCAAGGTGAAGTCCTGACCGAGCGAGTTGGCCAACTGTTGAACGGCATCGTTGTTTCTGTTGCCGTTGTTGTTGATGGCTTGCATGAGCAGGTCAACGGTGTTGCCGTTGTTGCCTCCACCGAAGAAGCCGTTGCCGAAGCCGCCATTGCCACACAAGAGACCGAGGAAGAAGCCAAGAATGCCGCCACCCCAGCCGTTACCACCAAAGAGACCATTGTTGCCACCGTTGAGGTAGGGGAGTGCGCCAACGGGAATGTTGCCATTGGAATTGTCAGGAATCAAGAAATTTGTTTCTGCCATTGTGTTGTAAAAGATTTAAAGTTATGAAAGCGAATAAAGACATTTGTCATTGCCAATTATGACGCACCACGAACACCCTTGGTGATCTTGTACTTTCCTGCATTAGTAGAAGTACCTTGTGTCTCGTAGTACTGACCGAACTGGACTGCCTTGACGGTGGTCGATGCGTTGGGAGCGAGGGTGATTTCCCACATTGCGCCGTCGGCTGCGGTGTAGGTCTCCATGATGGAAACCGAGCAGTCGGGGCAGAAGAAACCGGGAGCCTTCTCCTCCTCAGGAATTACCACAACGGCCACGTTAGACTTCGTGTACTCGTCATGGTTGGCGAGGCCTGTCGATGAATATAGCGGGTTGGGCAGATAGCGGTAGGTGTTACCGTCAATAGCCATGCGCACATTCATCGTCAACTCAAAGGTTGCTGCATTGTACTTGGTGGCCTCGGCCTCACCGCCCTCGATGGTGGCCTCGGTCTTGTCGCCCTGCGTACCAGTCAAGTTGGTGCTATCCTCAACAGGAGTGGAAAGCAAATAGAAGTCAAACGTACTTGCGCCGATTGTACTGCCAGCAGCACCGATGAAAATTTTGGGTTTACCCCATGAAATTGTTGCCATAGTTAACTTGTTTATTGAGTTTTAAAATTGTTACTCATAATTCGACCAGTATCGGAGGCGGAGTTGGACATTAACGTAGTGCTGCCCAATCCCCGTCGCCTCGCCAGAGTGGATATTGTCGTATAGTGATACATTGTAGTTGCCATTGGTAGTGGCCACGGTGAGCGATTCTGCCCATTCCGCTGCTGCTTGTTCCACCGCAGCAAGGCGGGCAATGTCGGGAGCGAGGACGCCGTTCTGCCAAGGGTCAATGTCGGGGACGAAGATGTTGATGTTTACAACAATCTGCTGCAAGTCGGCAGGCACACCAGCAAGGTAGCCGATAACGATGTCCTCGGCCTTGCTATCTCTCGGTCGTGTCTCGGCATAATAGACACCGCCACTCACCATTTCGGCAAGTGCGCTGCCCTTGATGTACTGATACACGTCTTGCAGTGCCTGTGTCCCTGTCCTGTTCATTTTTCCCTGTTGAACTTGTCTTGAATCTCCCTAACCAACTGTTCTGCCACCAATGATCCGCTTACCAACACATCACGATGATGAAGTTCCTGCACGTAGGATGCGTAGTGCATACCTGCCACGAGGATGAGCGCATAGCCCTGCGGAAAGCGCATCGCCAATTCCTTGACGTATTCCTTTCCCTTTGCCGAGCCTTCCTGTCCGTCACCCAATGGGATTCCGTTCTTGTCTGGTCGCCCTTGTACGGCTTGGAAGGAACTCATGGTGACGATTTGGCCGTCTTGCACAACGGCATAGCCTACGCTGCTCACTAGGTTGCCAGTCTGCACGGTGTACGGAGGCAGTACCCCACCACCGCCGCCTGCGGTGACTATTGACCTCGCTTTCTTTACCGCTTCCTCACCTGCGATTGTCAGGTCTCGGATGATTCTGCGGTGTAGCGTCTGCATGGCTTTCGTGATTTCCTCGGTCACGGCCTGCTCTGCACCTTCTTGCAACGTCACGCTCATACGTCAATCCTCGTTTGGTCAACCGCACGAAGCGGGGTCGAACTGATGACACTGAACTCGTCAATGACGTTTCCGCAGCAGTCACGCAGCCTTATCTGCTCGTTGATGCACGGGTAGCACCCGCAATGTCCTTCAAGCAGTATGGCATACGTGCGTCTTGTCACGGCCTCGCCCATTGACCGGGCTTGCTTATTCTCGGTCGGCAGGTACTGGCAAGGGATGCACTCTCCCCATTCGCCTGTGGCGGTGATAGGAAAGCCTGTAGTGGGGTCGATGCCGCCACCATCCTTGCGCTTTACCTCTATTGTGCCGTTGACAATAATCATAATACCGATCCTTTGTAGCCGTAGCGAATCTTTGGTGCCTCATCCTCGCCAAGTTCATCTAAAAGACCTGCGGATTCGGCACGCATCTGCTTGCGCTGCTCATCACTGAAATTATACGACTGACCACCCTGCGAGACGTTAGGAGCATAGGATAGCCATAGCAATAAGTCGGCTTTTGCCAACTTGAATTCCGCGCTGTCCAAAACGCTGAACCCAGCCTCACCGCAAGGGTCAAGACCCCTGCGCTCGCACACCTCAACGATGGTGCGTTCGGGGATTGGGTAAGCATTGATGCTCCTAAGTGCCTCGTTTACGGTCATGGTAGATTACTGATTAGTTACCGCCGCTGGGCGTTTCGGCTGCAGTGGTGGAGAGTTTGAAGATTGAACTAACGCCGTCGATGACGGGGATACAGAGTGCCTGTGCAGCGGTGTACTCAACCAGCGGGTCAGTCTCGCTGAACTTAGAGATCAGCACATGGGTGCCGCTTTTCTCGTACTGCACGTCTGCAACGGGATTGGTCTCCTCGGCCAGGGTGCCGTAAACCAAACGGCCCACGTTCTCGGTGGTCGTGCCGATAACGGAGGTGGCATCCCACGGGGTCACGGTGTTGAAAGTGCCGTTAGGCAACTGCTCACGGAACGAGCCGTTGACAACATGAACGGTCACGCCGAACTCGTCAGCCATAGCATCGTTGAATGCTGCACGTCCGGGGACGGGCAGACGGTTGGTCTGCGTTACAACAACACCTGCAAAGGTGGCGGCGAGTTGCTTGCCCTCGTCACTGGTGCGGATAGCGTCAAAGGCGGTGCGGGACATCCACAGGTGGCTGATGGTCACACCCTTGGCGTCAGCCGCATCAATCATGGTGCGGATGTCGGTTATGGGAGCATAGCCAGTGCTGCCCCAGGTAGTGGCGGCATTGAATGAGTTGGCTGCGGGGTAGCCGTAGTCAACACGGATGCCTGTGCCGTCGTTGCCATCGTACATGGTGCCGTCCTTGATGAGCGTTACACCAGTAGAGAGTGCCTGTTCGAACATGATCTCCTTGCGGACATCCATGCCCTTGATACACTTGGTAACATCGTCAAGCACCTTTGCGGCTACCTGTGCCTCTGCAACACCCTTAGAGCGCATCACGTTGATGTCCGAGATGAACTTCTCGCCACGCTCGTACTTCATGCCCAACTTGGGAATCTGGCCAGCGGCGGTTGTGATGACATCACGCTTCTTGAGAGGTAGGGATGTCTCCAAAGCAACCACATCAGCGGCCACGATGGAAGAGTTGAGGTCGGTGCTGCCCCAAGTGAGGTCAGCCGAATATTCCTCGGTCAGCATGGTCTTGTGCAGCATGGTGGGTTCAGCGTTCTCGCCATTGACGAGTTCGGTGATCTTGCCCACTACTGCGGAGAAGTACTTGCCAACCAGTTCTGCAAATAAACTAATAGTCATAGTCGTTTGTCGTGTTTTTAATGGTTAGTAATTACGCATCTGCGTAGAGGAACTCGATGCGGGGCAGAGCGGTCTTCATTGCAGATGTGGGCGCAAAGGGCATAGCGGCCTGATTGACCTGCCCAACGGTTACGATACCGGCACGGGGGTCGGTAGCGGTTACGGTGTAGCGGTTAACGCCTACATAGTTGCCGCCAGAAGGCAGGCTACCATAGGCAGTGCCGCCAGAGTTGAGGGGCATCGGCTTGTAGATGCCGGCTACCTCGATGATGATATGACCGCCTTTGATACTGGTAAAGCCAGTCATATCCAGTGTGCGACCTCCAGGGATGTCACCAAGAGCGTTGACGATGACGATGCTGTCATTGCCGTCGCTGATTTGGTTCTGCTCCTTTACGAGGTTCGCAGCAGTGTTGGTTTGTGCTTTTGCCATAGTTAATTTGTTTTTTTGTGTTGTTAAATGTGCATGGTCTTTACCACATCTTCAACCTCTTTCTCGCTTGCCTTGCCGTTCTGCGGCTGCTTGCCGAGTTGTGCGGGTCTGCCGAACACCGTGCCACGGGCATTCTGCTCGTTTACGATGTCTTCAACCTCGCCCTTGATCGTCTCCTGCAACGCCGAGAAATCGTCCTCGCTCATGTCCTCCAGCCTCATGTGGTTGTAGGGCTTGCGTTGTGTGGACGTAAGCGGTTCAAGGATGCCGTCAATGATTGACCTGCGTGACTGACTGCGCTTCTCCCCGTCCATCGCGTCAAGACGCTCCTTGAGGCTCTTGTTCGCCTCAATCAGTGCCTTCGCCCATGCGGGTGTATCGTCAGCGGGAATTGTTTCGGGTTCATCATTATCAGGCTTGCCCCCGTCAACTGCCTTGCCGTCCTTGAGACCGTGCTTGCGCTCGTAGTTGGCAACTGCCGTTTTTTGAGCATCGGTGGCTCGCTGGTCACCGTAGGCCTCAAGTACGTCTGAAAATGCGCCCTCTACTGCGGTTGCGATGTCATCCTCATTCTCCACAGTCTTAGCCAGTTTGGTGGCAACCCTGCGCAGAATGGACTCCTTCACCCCCGTATATTTCTCCGTGAGTGCGTCTAAAATCTTTTTCTCCATAGTTAACTTTTGCGCTTTAGAAATGATATCGGCAACAAAGATAGGGTGGAAAAACGAAAAATCCAAACGAAAAAGCAAGAAAATTTTCGTGTTTTTTCAGCCGAAAAAGGCGGTATTTCCAAAAAAACACCACTTTTTTTGAAAATTTTCGCCGAAAAGTTTTGGTATTACGAAAATACTATATATCTTTGCAACGTCAAAATAAAATTACTAACCAATCAAACAACGAAATTATGACACAGAAAACTTTCAACCTGATTGCTTCAATTAACTGTGAAGGTATTGATAACGGTATGTGGTCGCTTTACGATCTCGGCCAAGTAGGTGCAAGCAGCAAAATCACTTTCGGCACTGATGTAGATATGACAATCAAAGGCAAGGTGGTTATCATGTGGGCGAAAAAGGATGATTATTTCTGCTGGATCGACACCGCATCCGCCGACTACAAACTTCCCTGTGGCGAAGGTCAAGACCTCTATATCTGGAGCGTATAACAACCAACCGGGGCAGCGACCCTGCCCCAACAATTATAAACGTCAAAATAAATTTACTGTTATGGAACTCAATTATTCAACAAGCGAAATCAATCGCAACTTCAAGATCAAGGTTTTTGGCCGCATCAACGGCCACAAGATTAACACCCTCGTCGGTGTGTCTGGTCTGCTTAACCTGCTGGACGGTGCAATCGACCTGGTTAACCGCCTTCTCGATCGTGCCTTCCGCAGCAAAGGAGACAAGTGTGTCTGCAAACTGCGCAGGGGTTTGCAAATTAGTTTCTATGTTTTCTAATTATCAACCATAAAACCAATAAAACTATGGCACAAATTATCAAGACCACGGGCGAGGTCATCGAAGTCGCCCCGAAGAACGGCAAGGTTTTTGAACTGGAGGAGATGCAAGCCGTCGTCTCCCACACCGACAAGAACGGGGTGGAACACCACTGGATCGAGGCTCACATCCTCCGTGATGGCCGTTACCTCATCTGCAACGAGGAGGGCAAACTCATCGGCTGCGACATCAACGAGATGGCATCGCAGTTGTTCCGCCATTCATACCACGACACCATTGTCGGTGATGTCCTGGTGTGCAACATCAACGAAATCGACTAACCAACATAGAGGCTGCGCTATCGGCTGGACGGGCATTACTATTATGAAATACAAAATTGCTACAACAATGGAACAATCACTCAAGTTGATTGAACTTGGTCTTAATGTCGACACGGCTGATATGATGTACAAGTTATTTACTCACATCACTAATAAAGACGGGAAGACCAAGTATGCCCACTACACGCTTTTCACAGTAGAAATCATGCCGACATTGGCCAACTTTGATATTGGCGATATTGAAGAGCTGGAACAAGTTTACAAGCACTTCGGCTATGATAGCCACAACATAACAAAATACAAAAATAACGAGTTCACCATTGGATCAATGTCTTTCAGTAAAGACTGCATCCCTGCTTGGTCGCTTGGCGCATTATTAGCGATAATTCCAAAAAAAGAAGCACCATACATCAAGTATTTAAATGAGCCACCATTTGATGATGAAGAATATCGTTGGGAATGTGGTTTGCCCGATCTTATTGGGTGCCCCGGCTCGTCTCCAATCGAAGCCGCTTTCCAAATGGTCTGTTGGCTCTTGAATAATGGTTACATTGAGAAAGGAGGTGCGTCATGAAGACCACCCCAGCCATCAAGGTGACCTTCAAGGAGACGGGGCATACCGACTACTTCGGCAGCCTCGCCGCCATCTACGAGTGTTACACCCGTGACGATCTCGGCATCACGCTGCGGTCACTCTGGCAACGACCTCTCCCATACCAAAACAAGCGTGTATGGATTCAGCGGATTGAAATCAAACACAAGCCACAACAAAATCCACGCCTCTAACGCAACGAAATCCCGCAGGTGATAAACTACACGTTTGCGGGATTTTTCGCCAAGAGAAACGAAATATGAAAGAATTACACTAACTTTGCAGATTATGAGCAAGAAACGATTTTCATTTGAAGATGACCCTGCTTTCAGCGACTTCTCTGCTGAAGATTGGGCAGAGTGGAGAAAGAACCATCAAGGCGAAGGTACACCGCCTGCAATATGTGACGGCTGTCTTAACCAGGTCGATGATGGTGGCTGTGACGTATATGACTACATCGTGCAGCGTGACATCATCCTAAAAGGTGAGTGTGACGAGCATATTACTTGACAACACATTTGATAATGCAAATCCTGTTCTTCGGGTCATACTCAACCGACTTGAATTGCAAGGCGGTTGAACGGCCAAGAATACATTCACTTTCGTAGAAGTTCTTGGTAACGTATATTGGGGTGCCTTGTGGCACCTCAATTTGTAACTGGAAACGTCTATGAGTAAACACATTCTGCCGAGCATTTGACGATGCAGACATAAACCCGGCATCGGGCATCATCGCCTTATCTTCCAGCATAGCGATCTGCCTTGATGCGCCAACTGGTGTCATGTCAGTAAGCGCACCATTAAAGAACGGGTTAATACCATTGAAGTCAAGATTACGCACAAGTTTCACAGGGAACGGCAACTTGTTTCGTGCTATGACTTTATCAAGCGTGTCAATGGTAATCAAATCATCCGCATTCAGTTTTCCGCCATACATATCCGCAGCCAACGTCAGATTAGGGTTATTGCGCACATCGCCAACAATCTTAAATGCGCCCTTGCCTTTAACATCACGGAAAGCACCATTTATCTTGAAACTGTTGCTTGTACCGATATAGCCACCATTTCCGTGGCTCTTTGCCTGCATCATCTCCTTCTGCGTGATTTTGCAAGCATTGGCAAGCGCACGATGTTGTTCGCTTGACAACTCTATACAACCGTCACGGATGATGATATCAGCCTCACGGATTGGCTGTCCAGCGACATTCATCAACTTAACAAACTCGGCCTTGACCTCTGCCTCGGTCATTGAACCGACAGGAATGTTTGCGGGTTTCGCCTTTCGTGCCATCTGCCGTGCAAGCAAGTCGCCAGCCTTTTGATTAAGGTCTGCGACCTTTCTCCTTATTTCTCCTGCTGCGATGCTGTCATCTGCAATCATCGCATCAATCTCAGCGGCTAACTGCTTGATGACCTTGCTGCGGGTTGTCTTGGCAAAATCAAATGCAGTCGGGAATGCGGCCTTTATCTTGTTAATCTCGATCCTTCGATTGACAATGGCAAGCCTAGTTTCAAACGCTTGTTTTGCGACATCCCTTGTCTTGAAAGCGGTATTTGATACAACAGCGATCTCGCGTTCAAGTTTACCCTTGAGGAATTGCAATGACGCATCACTCTCCAAATCCCAAGTCCATCGGCTGAATGTGCGCTTAATGGCTGCGTGTGCTTCTTCCAGTTCTTTGAGTGTAAACTGCGAACTGTGTAGATTGTGAACATTGGGTATTAGGTCGGTCAATGCTCGTTCTCTTGCCCTCTGCTCGGAAATCTGCTTGGCTACTGACCGCATCTCTCTCTTTATCAAATTGACATCAACAGGGTTAGACAACATTACCTCCAATTTTGTGGCATCAACCTCACGCCACAAGAATACGGCATTTGTATAAACCTTATTTGCTGTCTGCATAATGAGGCGGTTTTCTTCTTTCCTCGCATTCCACGCATCCTGAATTGCCTGTATCTGTTCGGGTGTTCTCGCTGCATGGCGTTTCTCTGCTATATCCCAAACGGTCAACTCCTTCGGCTTCTCCATCCACCTCAACCCCTGTGACGGGTCACCATCCTTGAAGTTGTCACGGATGAAGTATGGCATCGACTTGGCATTCTCCAGCCGCTCGGCATTGTCTTCCATCCATTGCTTCCATCCATCGGGCATATCAGTGACGGCATTCTCGCTATCATGAGGATCGCTTGGCTCCTCACCACGTTTCAGCCGCTCATCATCCGCATCAAGTTCCGCCTTTGTCTTCATAATCGGCGTGGCTATGCAGCGGCAATGGGGATGCCAGCCGACAAACTTGAACTCCTTGGGGTACTTGCCTTGCAACTCATCGCAGATGTCAAAGAACGGCACAGGCTTGCCCTTGTTGTTGAGGCAGGTATGGTTGTTACTCAAGTGTATCTCAATACCCACGATGAAATCAAGGTCTTGCCACCGCTCATGGTCACTGGTTCGGTATGCCATGTTGGTTTCCGTTGCCGCCAATCTTCTGGCATTCTTGTAACTGCTGCGGTACACGCCTTGACCGGGATGGAATGCCGCTGCCCTCTGCGATAGGTGCAACACGCCGTGCTCGTCACGCACCCTGCGGAAAAGCATATCTGGAAACTGAAGATACTGCTTGAGTTGCCTTGCCATTGATGCCGCATCCAGCCCGTCACGGATGCCGACATCCAGTCCCATCTCAATCTCATCCTTGAACTGGGTCGCATATTTCCACACGTTCTCGCTCAGTCCCAAGCCTCCCTGCTTGCGCCCCAGGAACGCCGACAGCGCATCCTCATGGGTGCGGTGGTACTTGGCAAGTTGGCTCAACGCATCGGGCAAAGTGCCGACAAGCGCATCGTTCTTCGCATTGGCTAAGTCCCATTCAGCCCTCACCCCATCGGTGACGGTGAACTCGATGTCGGATTGCATCTTGGATATAAGGGCGTCTATTTGCTTTCTAAGCGCAGGGAAGTCATCAAACGTAAAGATATACCCATCGGGTGCATCGAGGCCAGCAGAACGCATGGAAATCTGTTCTACGGCCTTTTTATAGATGCTATCAATCCTACGTTGATAGCCCCGCACGTTGGCGATGTGCTTCTTGTCGTACTTGTTCATGGCTTGAAATGGTTACAGGCTGGGTCTTTGGCGAAGTGGTACACCTCACCGTCCTTGAAGTGCGGGCATACAAGGAGGAACGGTTTGCCCGTCAGCGTGAGGTTGTCTTCCACCCACGTCTTCAACGAGCATTGCCCGCACCTGTTCGGGTTCGGTGTAACTTTCTTTGCCATCACATTGTCGGCTCAAAGGCATCACGCATCTGGTCTTCCTCGATCTGCCGCATGGTCTCGTCCACATCCTGGCTCCAGCCAAGTTGCTCCACCGACTCACGGTGCGACATCAGCGGCTTGCCGCCATTGGCGAGATACAGGTTGCTGATGGTGTCTTTCTCATCGCTGATGCTGAACGGGGTAATCTCGATTTCCACAGGCAGCGCATGGATGTCGGCTGCATAGGACTCGCCCATGATGATGATAAGAAACTGCTTCACCACATTCACCTCACGGCTGTAGAACTCCTCCAGCCTGCCGCTCTCGTCCTTGACCTTCATCTGCGCATCAATGAACAACTGCTTGCGTGATTCGCCCGACAAGGCCATCTGCGACATCTTTTCGTAGTTCCAATCGGGAAGTTGCAACTGCGTGAAGAACGACTGACGCAGGCTGTCGCAATAGAACTTGAGGTTTTCGACGGCCTGTGCCCATGTGACGTATTGTGCCGTTGACCCTTTGGGATATTGCAGGACGGCACGCGCCTCCTGGGTCTCGGTCTTCTCATCGCCGTAGGCTATCTGCTCATCGGCCATGACCACAAACAGCGGCTTGGAGTTCTTGCGCAGATAGTTGCCGTTGCGTGACATGGCCCACTCCAGTTCATAGACGATGTTGCTTGAGTTCTCCCAAATGGGCCTCGGGCGCCACATGTAGATGCCTGGTATCTTGCCTACGGTGTGCTGCTCATCCTCAATGACACCGTAACTGCCATCATTCGTGCTCCACTTGATGTGCCGGTCTGCGGTGTAGGCATCGAAGAAGTCAATCGTGCGCTTTCCTACCTTGCGCCGGTATGACACCGACAAGGCAATCATGTCGCCCTGCTCGTCAAACAGCGGGTAGAGTTCGTCGCCCAGCATGGGCGAGTAGTTGGCGCATCGCAGTTTGATATTGCTTTTAACGTCACCGTACTGCGTTGGCTGCTCAACGGCATACCACAGCGTCATCACCTCGCACCCTGCGAAAAGCATATTATTGCGCTCGATGTTCACGCTATTGATGCGGTTGCGCTGAAAGATGCTTTCTAGAGCAGTTGCAATGACTTTCTGCCTTTCGTTCTGCGGTGTGTAGATGCGCTTGACGGGGATGCCGTTGCACAACTCGGTCATGCGCTTCACCGCAAGCCTCTGCAGGTCGTAGGTGATGCGGGTAACATAATCAGGCGTGCCGTCACTGTTCACGAGGTCGGGATAACGGCCTCTATCCATGACGGGGTGCATGGTCGGGTCGTATTCCGCTTTCAGCCCTCGTTTCCCGCCCCACTGCGGCACATCGATGCTCTTTTGCTTGAGCGCAGCAATAATTTCCTCGGCTGATTTGCCGTTCAGATCAATAATTTCGTTGATATCCATAGTCGTATTGTTTAGTAAATCATTCTTCCTATTCGGTTGCGGTCAATGGGCTTGAACGGATTGTCAAGATGGTAGTCGGATGCGTAGCACAACACATCCACGTACTCGTCATGCGGCTTGCTGGGGAAGCCACACACCTCATCAATGAATGCCTCGTTCCATGCCCCGCCAACGAGGATGACCCTGCCACTCTCCACGTTGGGCGATGCGGCATTGAGTCTGGTCTCCTTGCTGTCCCTCGGTGATGGTGTTGCCATCACGTTCAGCCCCGTGCTTTCCTTGAGTTGGTCAATCACTGACAACCCGTTTGCCTTCGGCTCGATGCGGATGGATGAGCCACGTCCGTACCCATGTGAGCGAGCATAGGCAGGGAGCCAGCGCAGCAGGTCTGGGAATTTCATGTTGACCTTTTCGGCATGGGTGATGTACATCTCCCCGCCAATCTTACAGGTGGCCACGATGCCGCTTGGGTCGTTATCCGTCTTGTCCGTGTATGCCGTATCGAGGAAGAACACTATCGGTTCATCCTTGCGGATTCTGGCGAAGTCGGCAGGGGTGATGGTCTTGAACCACTCCCGCTTGACGATGTTTCCACCCTCAATGGTGGGCCGCTGCTGATACAGGGCAGCGAATGTGCGTGGGCTGCGTTGCTCCACGTCACGCAGTCGTTCCAGGCTGTGTCGCTCTGGCCACAATGCGTCACCGATATGGCGGTCACTGATGCCACCGTCACCCTCCACCTCGCAGATGGCGGGGATGCTGACCACCGTCCACTTGTCGGGCTCCCGGTCAAGCAACCGTCCTGCAAGGTCATCCTCATGCCAGCGGGTCATGATGAGCAACTGCTTGGACTTGTTATGCAGACGGGTGAGGAACACATCCGTGTACCAGTTCCACACCCTGTCACGGTAGGTCTTTGAGTAGGCCTCCATCGCATCTTTCACGGGATCGTCGATGATGCCGAGGTCGGCTGGTGTACCCGTCAGCGAGCCACCCACACCAACTGCCTTGTAAAAGCCACCGCCCACGATGTCGAAGTAGTCCACGTTGCGCTGGTAGCCACGGCCACCGCTGGGCAGTTGTGTGTCGGGGAATATGCTCTTGTACTCGTCACTCTCTATCGTGCGTTGTACGGCACGGGAAAACTGCTGTGCGAGGTCTGCCGAGTATGAGCAGCCGACAATCTTCATCTGCGGGCATCTACCCAACGTCCATGCGGGCAAAGCCTTTGACACGCAAAGTGATTTACCATGTTGCGGTGGAACAAAGACCATCAGCCCCGGTGTAGGGATTTCTCCATTGATAAGGTCTTGGCACCTATGCGCTATCTCCAAGTGAAACCATTGCATGGAATAATCGGGTATGATATAATAGAGAAAGCCTGTCAAACATTCTTTGGCGGCTTCCCTCAATATCTCGTTTTTTCTTTTTACCCGTTCCAATTCCGTCATAAGTTATTGATACAATCATCAAGCCTCTTGTTCTCTGCCTGTAATTCTTCGATAGTCATGCCATCGAACCTTGAAGACTTGACATTGATTTCGCCTTCCACCCTGCTTGTCCTTTCTCCAAGGATATCAAGAATGGTCTGCAACTGCTTGACATTACCTTTTATGGCTCCCTGCAAGGCTGTTGTCACCAACGTCTCACGGATGCTCATCTCCTTGCCTGTAATTGGCGACATTAGCGGTTGCCCATCCTTGCCAGTCATGGGCAGTTCAAGCAATGCCAAGACGGTCTCACGGAAATCGCGCCTGTCTCTGCGCTTCCTCCCGCTTGCCTTACCCGCCTTCCTCGCTAACTCTCGGCGTTCGCTCGGTGTTCGTTCGGAGTTCGGTATCAAGTTCTTATCGTTTGCCATCGTTCAACTCCTTGTGTTTGAATTGTTCTCTATCAATCTTGTGCCAGTCTGCATCATTCTTCGGATATGGTTGCCGCAATGGTTCAATCTCATAACATACCACCACTAACTGAAATCGTGCAACTGAACTCGTCACTAATCAACGATTCATATTTCTGCATGAACTCGTCAATCTTGTCTTTGGTGTCAAACGTGATTTTGCAGACGAAATCCTTTGCCTGTCGGTCTGCATCCAAATCCGTTGGCGGTTCATCTTCTTGCCCCCAATCCATCGGCAACTCGACACCCCAGTCCTCGAGTTCCTCGGCATCCCACTCGTTTGCAAGGATATCCCAATCGTCCTCACCGAAGCCGTTGTTGTCCTTGATGGCATACTCACGCAGTTTGGCGACTGGTGTGTCGGCTGGCAAGACCTTGCAGGGAACTGTCTCCATGCCCAACTCCTTGCAGGCACGAAGACGCATATTGCCGCCGATGACAACGAACTTGCTGCCATGTTCCACGACCAGCAGTTCCCGAAGTTTCAGCATTTCGGGCGCATCCTCGATGGACTTGACCAGTGCCTTGTATCGTTCGTCACGGATAAAGCGGGGGTTCTTGGGCAAGCCTTCGACCTGCCCCTTGTTCAACTCCAACTTGGAAATCTTTATGTCTTTAATATTCTCCATATCTCGTTACTTTGTCTTTGTGGGGCGGCAGGGAATCGAACCCCGCTATAACTATTAACTTGGAACCTGTAGTCTATGAAAAAACATCGAAAATCAATCTTATGTGCTCGCTGCCTCACGGCAATCACCTTTCGCCCCGTGTTGGGTGGCCGAAGCCACCCGATAATCAACTTTATCGATATTCCTTTAACGTCCAGTTATCCACGTTTCACAAAGCAGATAAATACACGGTGCCAGTCACGACTGGCGGGTTCTTCCACGGCTCGCTGCCGTTCCCTTAAATTTCAGTTTCTCACCGCAAATATAGTCATTTTTCGTGATTTACACGAAATTTGACGTTATTTTCGTGAAATTTTGCGTCTGCTGCGTTTTTTCTGCAAAGATGATAAACTATATATCTCGGCAAAGAAAAGCCGTTATATGGCGTCTATGCGCTTTTTTGGCGCAGCATAGCCATCATGTAGCCGATGACCGCTGCGCCCCTGTTGTTGAGCATCGGCATCTGGAGCCAGTCCCTGCCCTTGGCGATGTGGTACAGCACCGTGACGTGTGTGCGGTTCAGCAGCGCACCGACACGGATGGCTGGCAGCCCCATGCCTTCACACAGCACATAGCAGATGACGGTGCGACAATCTGCGAAGATGCGGTGTCTCTTGTTCGACAGGATGTCCTCGCTGTCGACACCGTAGAACTTGGCTACTTGACTTATTATTTGTTTTGTTCCCATCAGTTCAAAGAGAATTTATGATAACTTGTTCTTCTTGCGATCCTCACAGGCAGCCCTGCCTCCACCCATGCGATAAGTGCCGCATCACGCATTTCTTGGTTCGTGCGTCCATACACCAGCCCGGTGACGGCACACAACTCGGCATGGGTGATTTTGCGGTCTTGGCCGCTCCAGCATTTACGCAGCGGCTTAATGTGCATCCAGTCGAGGCCGTAATACTGGCACATCTCGCCGAGCATACGGCTGACCTGTTCGTTACGCCCCTGGGACACACCCTTTGCCACGACCTGGCCTCGGTTGTCCCACTTGGCCAGGTGCCAGTTCGTGCGGTTCATCCAGCCCGCCTCGATATAGACCTTGACGGATGCCCCGCTCTCGGCGGCACGCTTGACCACCCATTGCAGGTAGTCCAACGTGTCACCGATGGTGAGCGCAGCGCATTCAAGTTTTTTTGTCTCTTTCTCAACGATGGCCACACCGTTCTTAGCCACGTCGGGATCGATGCCGATGATGTAGTGGCGGGTCGGTTGTAGGTCTTGTAGTTTCTTTGTCATCTTATTGGATGTTTAACCATTATTCTCGTTGTTCTCACAGGCTGCACTCGTGCGCACACTTTCGGGTATGGTCTGCGTTGCTTTTTTACTTCCCAAAATATTCCATCTTTAAAATGCTCATACGCTACATAACAGGCTTCTCCATGTGAACGCATAAACCACTCTATATTTGGTTCATATAATTCTATTGCCTTTTTAAATTTTTCCACTTCGTTTGGGTCTGCTGGTGCTTGTTCCTCGGCATAGTTTGGATTAAATATCTCATTAACCCATACATAAGTACTTTCCATTATTGGCTCTAGAAAGTATCCAAACTGCCAACTACTAAATCCGTCTATTCTATATCCAATACTTCGTTGTTCGTTGCCGTTGTAACGGAAAGAAATCAAAAGGCCATCGTATCCATACCACTCTGCTGATTGCTCAATAGGTTTCAGTATTGTTATTTTTGGTTTGTTGTAACCAAAACCACAATCAAGGATAACTCTACCATCATAAAAATGCTTGTGGTCCCCGTCATCGTGTCGGTGGCATTCCTCACAAAGTGTTACCAAATCACCCATGGGTGCGCTATATGCTTTTCCATTGCATCGCTTGTAACTGATATGATGCACTTGCATCAACCCGTTTTTCTCGCCGCAAATTTGGCAAGTATAGTTATCACGTTCCAAAACGGCATTTTTCTTTCGCTGCCATTCTGCGGTTTGGTAACTTTTGAAAAAATCGTTGCTCATATCGCCAACAGATATTCTTTGACCCGCTTCCCAGTCTTCGTGACCTTCCAACGGTCTGTTATCTTCATGCCGCGCTCCTTGAGGTCATGGATGCGGCTCGGCAGACGGAAACACCCGAACAGGTTCAATGCAATCATCCCGTCTATGACGTTGCCCTGTTCCAGCCAGTCTTTTATCTGGGCGCACTGGCTTGCGCTGCTAGTTGTGTTATGATTGATATTCATTTTCTTTTCTTTTGAGTTTTTTCCTTAACCACACGTTGTCATCGTTGAGTGCTTTGACCACGTTGCGCTGCGTCATGATCTCGTCCTCCAGTTTAGTCACTACATCGTAGTAGTATTTGCTATCCTGCTCTATCTGCTTGCGCAGTTCGTTAAGTTGTTCCTTGTGCGCCTCCTCGCAGACGACTGCCATTACAATAATCCCCAGGCACAACCCCACCACAAAGTATATCATATCTCTCCTCCTTTCTTTGCTGTTTCCTTGATTTCTTTCTCGGTCTTGCCCTGCTTGACAAGTTCGATGATTTTGTCCCTGCCAAGTTTCTTGTAAGACGGGATAAGTAATTCCAACACCAAGTCGGCAGGTTCGCCAGGTTCGATAGCCTTTGTTCTTCCTGCTTTATCTGTCTCAATGGATAACTCAAAGAGGTCTTTGCCATCTTTGTTGACTATGAGGTATTGACGCCCCATAAAATTGATGCCTCCATAGTATCTGGCTATCGAGAGTTGGGAGTTTGCCCAGTACTCTTCGGTCATGATCAATGGATATTGCTCACTCATAGTTCCCTCCTTTCTTGCACGGGCAACTTGCCGAGTGGATGATGTTGCCACTATACATTGCCCGCATTATGATATATTCGTGGTCATTTATGGTGTCGGTGTATATGTCATACGCATCTTTACTGGCCACCTTATTGCCAGTTTTACACTCGGAACTTGATAACAAAAGTATCAAGCAAACACAAAACAAAATCTTTTTCATTGTTGTTTCTTAGATTGTTCATAAAGTCTGTTAAACCGTTCCAGAATACCTTCTCTGATGTCTTCGGGGACTTGTTCATTGACTGCCTTCATCACTTCTTCGTACCCGTTAGGATTATCCTTAAAGTAGCGGATAAAAGAATCGTCGAACATCGTGTCAAACTCCTCTTGGCTGGATTGCCCAAATAGCCAAGACATAAAAATTGAACCTAAATCATTTGTCATTTCTTATCCTCCTTTCTAGGCGGTTGCGGAAGTTGAACTTCCATCCAATAAGTTGCATCTTCAATGGGCCACAAATCATGTGTAAACCAGCATTCCCCACCATAGTAATATATGCCTTTATAGAAATCTTTACCATCCGTCACTACAACGAGTTTGCTGTAATCTTCAAATTCATTGTCTTTCTCTGGCAACCTCTCCTCAACCGATAACCAGTTGGGATGGGTCTGAGCATATTGGTAGCCGTATTCAGCACCAAACTCAAAGTATATGCAATGGCTGTGGTCTTCGCAGTAATCCATTGCCGATTTCTCGAAATCTTCTTTTCTGCTCATATCGCTCTGTTGATTATAGTTTGTATTGTCTTTTTCTGCATCTCCAAGTAAGCCTGATGTTTGGCCTCCTCGGATTGCTTGATTAGTTGTTCCTTGCACCAGAGCAGGTGTTCGTACTCCTCTTTGGGTATTGCGATGAGTTCACTGCTCATAGTCCACAATTACCAGTTAATGTATTGTTCATCGCACATATCGGTAGTCCCAAGCAAATGCTCGTTGCCTTCAAAGGGGATGCACTGAGTAAAGCAAGCATTACTACAACACAAAAACATTCCAGCGTAACGCCCAAAAAATGACACTCCCCATGTACAAGAATCATCATTTCTCACCAGCACCTTGTCGAATGGCTTGAAGTTCGAGATGTCGTAGTGTTGCTTGGGCAGTTCCAACTCCTTGTAGTCGGGGTGGGTGAGGATAATTTTGTCAAGACCTGTGTCGAGCAATGCGCTCATCATGTAGGTTTCACCTTTTGCCTCATATGTAAAGTACAGCACATCTTTTCTGCTGAAATCATAGCCGTCAGCACTGATTCCTAACTCCTCAAACGCAGCCTTGATTTTGTCGGCGTTTGCTGCATCGCCTTGAATGTAGTAGTTCATTGTTCTGTCGTTTTAAATCCATGTTGTTGTCTCCACCCGTCACTTGCAGGACTATCCAGGTGCGTATATATCGCTATGCCCTGCAAAATTCTCAACCTGTCTGTGTTGTCCATCCACGGCAATTGGTCTTGGATGTAGGCATCAATCATTTCAGGCGTAGGATTATTCATCTTTCACCTCCTCGTAAGTTTGGTTGAAAATGTCGGGTTTGCATGGATAGAACTCCCCTCGCACTCCCTTGATGATGTAGTCACCCTTGCTGGCGTGCATATCTCCTTCCAAAGTGTGGATGAACAAGTCGGCAATGATGTTACCGTCCTTCTCGTCATACTTCACATCGGCATGGTTGCCAGTGAACTTCTTAATCTCATCTAAGTTGTAGCCGTTCCACTTGACGGCTTCAATGACAACTGGTTTCTTTCTGTACTTCATAATCGTTTTAATTTAATCTGTTAGTAATGCTGTGAAGGAGCCGTGGGGTCGAACCACGAGGCTTTGAGCCTGCCAATTAATCCTGCACTCCCACCAATTAATCCTTTAAAAACTAACCAAATCTCTGGGGTTCCGTACCCAGCGGCAGCCTTGTCTGCCGACGAAAAATAAACATATAATCACATTGATGTTGTCTCTGAAAAAACCGCCAGTATCTTGCTACGATACGCATTGCGCATAACCACGCTTGCAGACTTGACGGCAGTGCTTATGAAAAAAATATTACCCTCATGGAGCAGCACTTATGTCGCTCATATAGAAAAGTCTTCAACGCTTGTTACTTCCGTTCTCCAACCTTGACAATCGTCAAGCATGTCCAAGAGTTGGCGTCTGCGGTCACCGGTTACTCCTCCAGCAAGTTCGCCATTGATATACTTAGCGAGTTCGCCAAGCAGTTCGGGAATGTCGTGGTGACAATTCTCATAGTCATCGTGCAAGTACTCTTGGAGCACATCGATACCATCTTCATCACGGGTGTAGTTGTCTGTCATCACAGGTACACCTTCTCGGACTACCGACACCATGACGTCGCATTTAACCTCGATCTCCTGGAGATCGATTTGGTTGTATGGCGCATTCGTGTCGTGGTATGCGCCTGCGGGATAGTAATCACTGTTCATAATCTTTGTTATTATCTCAGGCTCTCGCCGTTAAACTCGATAAAATTAAACATCTCCTTGCACCTGTCGGCCACATAGTCGCCGTAGATCGGCTCCAGGCGGTCGGGGGTGAGGTTGGTTGTGATGTGCGTGACGGTTGACCTGCGTTTGTCGTAGCGCAACTGCAACAGGAACTGCAACACGTTCATCTTGGTGCCGTAGTTCGATGCCGGGATCGGCTCGCGCCCGAACTCGTCGATGATAAGGTTCATATCATCGGCAGCATACTGGATGAGTGCGGGCTGTCCGTCTGCGGAATAGATGTTAGCCAGTTCGCTGGCGGTCTTCCACCATGCGCCGAGGCGGTAATCCTCGCGCTTGTAGTGCCTGTTCATCACGCTGTTCATGTACTTCTGCATCGCCTTCAGCGTCATTGACTTGCCACGGCCTATGTTTCCGTACAGGAAAAACCCCTTGTTGAAGTCAACGTGTTTCACGTTCAGCCTCTCGTCCTTCCATATCCAGGCGAATATGGTGTTCAGTATCTCACGGCTGGCCTTCGACGGGTTGAAGTTCGGCTCGACCTCGTAGAAACAACTGCGGAATACCTGCGCCTCCAGTGCCATGTTAGGCTCACGACCTGATGATCTTGAAGCCCGTGACGGTGTGAACCGTGCCGTTGCCGTTTTGATTAGTTCGTTGTCCATTGTCTCGGTTGTTTATGTTATGCTTGATGCGCATCTGCGCCAGCAGGTGGGTCAGTGTCCACTCGTTGTCGGGGATGTTGCGGAATATCCAGTCGTTTGTCACTTCGGTGACCAGTTTGCGGTATTCGTCCGGGCTTATCCTCATCGCCATGCACCCCTGCTCGACCCGTAGGCCGTTAAGGGCATCAGCAATGAATGCCTCGTGCGTGTGCGTGCGCGTATCAACAACACAATTATTCTTCTTTTGTTTTTCTGTAATATGTTTTTCTGATGGGTCACAAATTTTGTTACCCCCTGCTTCACAATTTTTGTTACCCTCTCCATTACAATTTTTGTTACCCTTACAATTTTTGTTAGGGTTACAAATTTTGTTACCCTCGACCGTCCATTTTGATGTGTCGGTGATTGCGGTGTAGGTAACTCCATTGGCTCGGTACTTCACGGACACCATCCCGAACAATTCAAGCATCTTGATGACGCTGCGCCAGGTGTTGGGGTGACACGCAACCATCTTGCAGTACTGCGACAGGGTGGCATTGAAGCCGGGCCTCATGCCAGCGATGAGCGACCAGACGACCTTGGCGATAGGCGGCAAGTTCGGGTTGCGCATCAGTTCGTGCGGTATGCGTGTATATCCGTTGTTGTTCATTTCTTATCTCGTTTCTCCAGTTGTTTAGCAAGCCTACGGGCAAGGCGGCAGAGGTTCACAACCCTCAAATCTCGGTTGTCATTCTCCAGTTCGGCGAGTGCCTGCAAGTACCTCACCGCCTGATCCCGTTGGCTGTTGCTTATTGTCACCATTTGTTGGGATGGTTCTTCTGCCACTCGAGGCGTTCTCTCCTCAGTCGCGTGTAACGTTCATCTTCGGTTTCCTCGATCTCTGAGGTGGTCTTCGTTTCCTGTTTCATATCTTTCATATCGTTAATCTCCATGTCAGAAAGGTGCGTCATCGTTCTTGGGCGCAGGGCCTTCCCACAGCGGGGTCTCGTTACCGGGGACGGGTGCCTGTTGTCCCTGCTGATTCTTCGGGAACAACTCGACCACCTCGGCCACGATCTCCGTGATGTAGTGGGTCTGGCCGTCCTTCTCCCAGGAGCGGTTGGTAATCTTGCCCTCGATGTAGAGCAGGTCGCCCTTGTGGACGTACTTCTCGCAGATTTCGGCCAGTCCTCGCCATGCCACGATGTTGTGCCACTCGGTGCGGTCAGGCACTTGTGTACCGTCCTGTTTGGTGTAGCCTCGGTCAGTCGTGGCCATGCTGAACGATACCTTCTTGGTGTCGTTGATGTGGGACACTTGCGGGTCTTTCCCCACTCGCCCCAATATGAATGCTTTGTTTACGCTCATGATTGTTATTTTAATTTTAAAGTGAAACTTCCTTTCTTTGAGATTTCCTTGGTGTACTGGCTAAACAGGTCGGCATGGTCTTTCTTGAATGCCTTGCTGTCGAATGATGTCGATACGCTCGGTTTGCCGATGGCGGCCGTGAACTCGTCACATTCAAATTTGGTGACACCGTTCTGCTCCATCAGTTCACGCAAACGCTCTTTCATGTCCTTTGCAGCCTTCTCTGCGCGGAGAAGATCGGCAACGGCCTTGATGATGTTTGCGGGTGCAGCAATGTCTTGTGCGGTGGCTACCACCTCGGTGGTTTCCTCGACCTGCATTTCGCTGTTGAGATATACAAATGTGCAATCATCCTGCGGAATGGCTACCGTCTTGAGCAGACACGTCACCTGTTCGTCAGGCTGGCGGTCTATCGGCCATAGTGCGCTCTCGTCATGGCGCAGCCAAATGCCGTACAAACCTTTTACCTTGATGCCAGTCTGCTGCTCAAACATCACAGCGTAACACGATAGTTGCCATGACAGGTACTGCTTCAACCCTGCTGCCTTACCTGGGTAGTAGTCCAAGTTGTTCGTTTTATAGTCCACAAGGTAAACACCTTCGGCATCTTCCCACACCGCATCAATCTGCGAGGCATACTGGCCAAACGACACCGTGAACTCGCTGGCGATGGTTTTGCGCCCGTTGGTGAGCATCTGCTTGTAGTTCTCCAGTTCCTTGCTGACATCGTGACTTGGGAACACCTGCAGACCGTAGTGCTTGGTCGGATGTTCCTTTTCGGGGAACTCGGTCACGTCAATGCCGGTGTCGTTGAACATACGGATTGCCTCATGGACGCACTTGCCGTAATACCCTGCACGAGGGATGCGCACCTCAATCGTCTCTTGGTCTGCCTTCGGGTAAACACCGAGCCTCAACACTGAATGAATGAGGCTGGTGATACCTGACAATTTCTCTGCACCTTTGGTGTAAGTGTGTGCGTCTTCATTGAAGACCACATCGCTGTGCTTTAACTCTATCATAACCCCTGCTCTTTAAGTTGTGAACCACGCTGCTGAACGGCCTTATAGAAAACGCTGCCCACCTTAGTGAGTTCGGGATTTGTTGTCTTGTACTTCGACCATACTGCGGTCAGTTCGGCAGTGCTCTGGCAGTTGTTTGCATCTGCTTCGGCTTTCAACTCGGTTTCAAAGTCGATTTCCTTTGCGGGTTGTGCCTTGGCTTTCGGCTGATTGGTTTGGTTGTGGTACTCATCCGTGTCTGCATCCTTTGTATCGTCGATAAGGAACAGGCCGTTCAAGGCATATTTGCGGGCATAACTTGATGCCGTTCCGGTGATCTGCGAGCCATCCATGCCCTTCTTGGTGTCATCTTCACGGGCATAGGCCGTATTAGATATTCTTTCTTCACCTTTACACACGGTTGCAGTTGCCTTGATGTAGATGCGGTCACCTATCATCACCACATCATCCGAGAGCATCAGCAGTACACCATATTCTGCGAGGTGCGGCTTGACGGCCTCCAAGATATCCTCTGCACTGCGGTACTTATACTTGCCGAAAGAATTGTACTGGCCCTTCGGTGCCTTGAGTTGTTTCTGGATTGCGATCATTGAATTGTGCAACCCCTCTACATTCTTCGTTGCCATGATTCTTAAAATTATTAGTTATACATGTCATATTTCTCTTTGGCACTACCGATGAGTGCGTTGATGATGATCCGCTGGTGCGGGTGGATGTCTGCCGCCTCAATGAGGCGTTCCAACTCTGCGGCATAAGCCTTTACTTTTTCGATGTCGTTTGTCATTTTTCAGTCAGTTTTAAGTTTTTATTTTGACCTCTTGGCTCGGTCGTTGCCTTTTGTCATCGGGTGCGGAGTTGAACCGCTGCTCATTCCCGGATTATCCCTGCCTTGCCCGTTGTGCAGGTCTTTCCCGATGTCTGGTCTGTTTTACTTGTGATAACCCATTGCTTTGATATTCATTTCCTCTTTGGTGGGGATGCGCACCCCCATCATCCAGTCCTCAATCTCGTCGCGCGAGAAGTACAGGCGGTTGCCCCTGCGGTAGTGCGGAATCTCCCGCTTGGCGATCAATAACCGCAGGTACTTGACCGAATAACCTGTCAGTTCTGCCGTGTCGTTGATGTCCAGCACGGTCTTTGCCGACAATGCCGTCAGGGTCTCCAGCCTGTCAAGCCGCTGCGCTATTTCATCTAGGGTAATCATTCGGGCAGCATGTTTTTCTTGGAGCAGTACCAAGTCATCCAGCCAGCCGCGCCGAAGCAGGTGACTGAACCAGCAAGGCCCTGCAAAGCATCACTAAGGTTGTCGTAATCAATCCCGAGCAGGATGCAGCCTGCCCCAATGATGATGAAAATGCAGATGAGTAAAAACCATTTCATGCCTGTGCCTCCTTTTCTTTAATGATGCCGTAGATGGTACTGGCGGCACCGATGTTGTACTTGCCCATTAAATACTGAATGATGGCAGACGGCATGTTTGACGGATTCTCTGCCAGTCGCTTGTACTCGGCATAAATCTCGTTGCGCTTGCGCTGCCTTTCTTTTTGGTACGGTGTTAAAAGTGTCATAATCTTTTTTCGTTTTTGTTTTATTTTTTGTTGTTGTTTTCGTTTTGTTTCGTATATTTGCGCAGACAAATAATTTATTTGAGTGCAAAATAAATACTTTTCTTTGGAACAACCAAATATTTTCTTTGTTTTTTTAAAAAAAAATTTGGTTTTTGTGTAACTATTTAATAACTAAACGATTATGAGCGGAGAAGAATTAAAGCGGATTTTGATAGCAGACGGCATCAAGTTGTCAGACCTCGCTATCGCCCTGGGTTACAAGGGGGACCAATGGCTGCACTCTGCCCTTAATGCAGCAGATGTAAAGTCTGGTTTGATTGAAAGGATAGCCGCAGTGACAAAGAAAAACATTTGCCACTTTTATAGCGGTTCGTCTATATGTGCTGAAGGAACAAACGTCGCTCTTGGCGATAATGCCCATGTTGAGGGAGACATCCAAAACGTGAATAACCAAGCCATCGACAAGTGCCTTGATATGCTCGCCCAACAACTAACGACAAAGGATGAGCAGATTGCAAGTCTTATTGATGTCATTAAAACGAAATGACTATGGACGTTAAACAAGCAAGAGAAAAACTCGGCTTTAAGCAGGCCGAACTCGCACAGGTGATTGGAGTGACGGGCCGCACGATCCAAAATTGGGAGGCTGGTGTGTCGACGCCCAAGCCGACACAGGTCAAGGCCATTGAACGGCTGCTTCGCATACTGCCGCCGCCCGTCGAGGTTAAAGAGCCCGACACCGTTTCACGGCTCATCAGCATCATCGAGAGCCAGCAGCGGGTCATAGAAACCCTCGCACGCGAACATAATACATAGAAAGAGCAAAACTCGGCTTATTTTTGCCGAATTTCGCCCCTAACGAATTTTTTCCGCGAAATTGATAAACTATACCACCCGACAATTTGATGCGCTTAGAACGCGTCTATGTCGTTTTTTCGGAATTGAGCAAGTCGGGTATATTGTCAACCGCCTCACGCTTGGCTTTGTCGAGCACCTTGGCATAGACCTGGGTCGTGGAGAGTTCACGGTGGCCGAGCAGTTTGCTGACGGTGTAGATGTCGGTGACCGATAGCATCATCACAGCGAATGTGTGTCGTGATGCGTGAAAGGTGACGTGCTTGGAAATCTTGGCACGCTTCACCCATGCGGTGATGTGCTTTCGGACGGAGTTCCAGTGCATCAGCGGGAAAACCGCATCGGCATCCTTGCCACTGCCGCCCATGAGCGACGCGGCCTGTGCGGAGATGTCGAGGTATTCCTGCCCGTGGGTCTTGGCCTGTCGATAGATGATGCGGGTGTAGCCGTCCTGCTCATGCACGTCATCCCAGGTGATCGCACGGATGTCGCTGTTGCGCATCCCCGTCAGGCAACCGAATAAAAAGGCACGTTTGGTCACTTCATTGTCGCATGGTGTTTTGGCCAGTTTCCTCACCTCCTCGATGGTGAGGTAGGTGCGGTTGGTTTCCTCATAGCCCACGCCCTTGATGTTGGCAATGGGGTTGGTGGGCAGCAGACCCTCCCGGTGTGCCTGGTTGACGATGTAGCGCATCGTGGCCACATACACGGCTAAGGTGTTTCGGGCATAGCCCTGCTTGCCGAGGTGGGTCAAGAACCCCGTGAACCATGCCGTGGTGATGTCGGCAAGCATCATGGATGGTCGGCAATAGCCTTTCAGAATGTTGTTCAAAGCGTCATACCTGCGCTTAGTGCTGCCATGCTTAGTGTCGATGATGCGCTGCACATATTCCCGCAGTGAGACACTCACAGGAGATTTAAACCCATACTGTCCGTTGCGCACCTCGACCAGCCGCTTGGCGCAGATCGCCTCGGCCAGCATCATCGTCTCGCGGTTCTTCTCCTTGTCCTTGCGGTCGGGCGATAGGTACAG